CCAGGATTCCCTGGACTCCCTCATGAACTCTCTCAGATGCGATTTTGACATCGTATGCATCACCAGTCTCAAATGCTGTTGCAAGTTTTCCGATGTGAATGTCTGCTGGATCAATGACCAGGAGATGGCCATGATCAGGCTGTTTTCTGTCGAGCTTCGGATATTCTGGAGCAGCTGCAATCATTTCATCTTTTAGCTCGTCAAAGATCTGCTGATATGTTTTGCCATGGTTTTTGACAAACATTGAGATGTGTTTTGATTTATGCCAGTAGTGTTTGACATCTTTGACGGGGATCCCGAGTCTGTCAGCCTCCTCCTGGAGCACTTTATGATCATCACCAAACAAAACACCAAGATCCTTTGGAGTCAATTGTCTGATTCTTTCTCTGTATTTATCAAAATAGTTCGGAAACCTGAAAACCTTTGTGTCTCTTGCCATGATCTATTTATTTAGTTTGATTCCTAGCTTGTCAACAGAACGAGCTCCAAAATATCCAGAAAGCACCCAAACCAAAAGATCAGATGTGTCTCCAGTCTCTAGTCCATAAAACCAGCCGATCACATATGCGATCACCAGGATCAAAAGCACAGCAGGACGAATGTTTCTCGCCAAAGCACTTTGACTCCTGGAGTCTGCCATCCATCTCCTGGTGACTCCATCGATTTCAGCTCGTTCAATTTCTAGCTTTGCCAGGGCGACAGTTTTGTCCTCCTGTGGAAGTGGTGATTTGTCGATCAGTGCCTCAATGACATTTCCGACCAGGCTGTCATCAGCCACTTTTGCAAAAAATGCAGGTGCTTTCTCCAGGAGAAATGACCCGATTTTTGTCTCTTTGAATTTCTTTTTTTTACTCATGATGTTTATTTTTTAATCATGAGCGTTGATCCAGCAGTTTGTGTATTAATATGTCCAGATTCGATCTGGTTGTTTGATTCCAATTTTGTCACCCCACCCCAAATGGATGAATCCTTTACTGATTCCCACTCGTGAAATTCCCACATCTCTGGCAGCAGAAACGATTTTCCAGGCATCGGCTGCATTTGAACAGGACACATCGATTCCGCATCCATGCAAGTGCTCTGACGTTGGGCTGGCTTTGTAGCCTTGCCTGAGCAGTCTTTCATTTGTTTCTTTTGTTCGATATGCTGAGGTGATCCTCCAGGGAATTCCAGAGATTTCTCTTGCTTTGTCAATAGCAAGTAAAAAATCATGATCCATATTAACCCAGCTGCCCTCCAGATCTCGATCATTGAACTCCTCATTTTTAAAATATTTCAAATTCATTTTATTTTTTTGTAAATGCTGATCATTGTATATGTTATTGATAAAATCAAAACAACAGTCTGCAAAAAAGGGTTTATTTCTGTCAAGCTAAAAACTAAAGCTCCAAAATTCAATCCGTATATCTTCAAGTCCTGCATTGTTTTATATTAAAGTCCATATAAACCTTTTGTGGCATTATAAGTGTCAACGACTTGCTGTGCGGTCAAGACGACACTGTATGATCTAATTTGTCCTATTGCCAGCCCATTGTGAACAATTCCAGATGAGTATCTACCAACCGACAGCGATGGAGTGCTCCAAAATGAATTTGTCAAAGAAGAAATATGTGTAGAACCGCCATTCATATAATAGCGTAAATCTGAACCTGCGGCATTTGTAAGAACAAACATTCTCCACGTTCCATCTGCATATGCATAGTGTCCATTTAAAGGTGCATAATCATAATCCGTACCACCGTAGTCAGTATAAGTACCAATAGATTCATTAGAATAAGAACCTGTTACATTACCGAGTGTAATATAATTAATATAAGATGTATTGTTGCCGCCTAAAAGAAAGCTATATGATGAACTCATTGATAAATTATACCAAATTAAAATTGAGTAATTTGTGCCTCTAGGCAAGTTCACAGAGGAGACCATATTTCCAGAGTTTGCTGTGAGACTCACATAATTATTTCCTGAACTATAACTATAACCGCCTTGCAGCGTGAAATTCTTGTTGTTAGAGCTCAAATCAGTCATCGAGGTTCCACTCCCCTCCCAAGACTTTCCAGTTCCTACTTGTACCCAGCTGGTGAGGTTGTCAGTATATCCATCTGATCCAGCCGCTGTTGATGAACTAAAAAGTCTTTTTTTTAATCCCATACTAAATAATTGAAGGTAAATCGTAAGACGCTATTTGCGCTTTTGTAGTCTTTGCGTTGATGGCTGTTTCGTGGTCATTGCATTCCTCTCTTAAACCATCTCGCTCTGTTTGAATATCATTAGGAATAGCAGTTCCTTTTTCGCTTTTTCTAGTCACATACCAGTCTGACTTGTTTAATTTAGAGTTATAAATTCCTTTCAACTGTTTTATTTTAGCCTCTTTTAAATCTGCTAAACTTTCAGCCCATGTTTTATTGATCACAGGGTATAAAAATTGACTGTTTTCAGAATCAAAGTAAATGTCGCCAAGTTCTTTTATTTTATTGTCATAGGTAGGCACAACAACATCATAAAATCCATGTGCTTCCAATTCACTGTCTGATAGTAAATTAAATCCCGCTATAATATTACCGTATGATTTAGGTACTGTATTATAAATTTTAATCGTTCCGTTATAATCTTTTGCTTTCATACTTATGGTGTTGTGTCTCCTGATTCAAATTTGTTAATCGAATAAGCTATTTTGGCATTGTTGTCTGTATCATCTACACAAGTGATTTGAATGATATTAGGTTCTGCGGTGTCTAATTCTCCAGCACCCACTCTGTAAAAAGTGTCAGTTGTATAATCTGTATCTAAAGTCAACACAGCGTTTGCCATTGAACCTAAAAACACAATGTCAATTGTCTGTCCTAATTTTAAATTTTGTATTGTTAGTGTAGCTGTGGACATAGCACCTGTCATTAAAAAAACGCTTGCAGTTGCAGCGTCTAAGTTTTGCGTTCCTGTTGAGCTGCTTGTTGCTTTTTCTGTGTACCTATTTTCAAGCTTAGCATGTGTCACAGCATCATCAGCAATTTGAATTGTATCAATTGATCCATTTGCAATGTTTGCGCTGCTTGTTGTGTCTGCAAGTTGCACCCAGTTTCCATTATGTGCAAAATATGCTGCTCCAGTTGCATGGACATGTGCAAACATTCCATGATGATCAGATGCAGATGGAAGATCGCTGAGTGTTGCATACAATGGTGTCACTCCTTTTGCATAGATCTCTGTTGTGTTTGTTTGGATTTTCTGCATGGCATCTCTCAATGAGTCGCCATCATTCGAATTTGCAGATGTTCCCAGGTTCAAGTCAATTTGTGCCATTTTATACGTTTATAGTTTGATCAATTTTTATTTTTATTGAGCTAATTAAAATTTTTGTTGTGTCAATTGCTAGTCTGACAAGCGCATGAAGTCCTTGAGTTGCAGTTGCAATGATTGTTTTCAAATGTTTTGCAGGATTTTCTCCCCAATTAGAGACAACATATGTCTCCCCGAAATTTACATTGTTTGCCAATTGTTTATTTTATTAATCCAAAACAAATCCTGTGAAATAGCTTGCATGATCTGGATGCAAATCACCACTGCTGTTTGACAGATATTCTGGGAATGTTGTTGTGTTGTTTCTTATGTAGTCGAGAAAGCGATCAGCATGAAATTGTGCTGCTGATCTTTCTCTCTCGATCATGTCGTCAATCTCGTCAGCACTTGCAGTGTCCGAGTTTTCTGAGCGGTGCTTGAAAATGCCTTTGTTTGATATTTGATAGGCGATTCGTGGCAACATCTCAACCATTGTATAATGAATAAGAACAGGCTTGATATACTCCTCCAGGAGCGATCTGTATGCTCCAGAGAGAGTGTCGTTTTCAATGTCTGTTGTGAGTCTTTCATACAAATCAGTCCCAAGCATTGATTGAATGTGGGTGATCTGGGCAAGATAAACTGCATTGACATATCGGTCAATGTCCAGGTTGCCATTGATTGACGTGAATGTTTTCACATCCTTATCGTTGATGAAAAGTGCTTTCATTTGTTTGTTGTTATTTATTAGACGACAAAATGGTCAACTGTTATCCTTTCCAGTTTGGATGATGTCCCCTGTCTTTCCTGGTTGAATTTGCCTCAGAGACCTCTGGTGGGTTCTTTGGTAATTTGAAACCCTCTCTCACAGCTTGATTGACATTCACAAAATCTGTCCCTTTTAAAGCATCGCCCCCCCAGGGAGTTCCATCTTTTTTCAATCGCTTTCTAAACACCACACGCTGAAAAACATGGGTACAGTTGACACCGCCAGCCCATCGGAAAAGCGAATAATTTTGACCTTTGTGACCATGGCTCTTGTTGACTCCTCGAAAACTCATCTCAGCGATGTCCTCTTTTCTGTAAAGTTTGCCCAGTTTGAGCATTGCTTTACAAAACTCTCTGGAGCTCCCAATTGATTTTTTGTTTGTTCCAGACACATATCTATATCTCACTTTGTATCTGGGTGAATCTTGAGCAGAATCTTTGTTCGGATCAGAATCGTATTTTGACAGATTGATTCCATTGAGGTATGTTTCAACATCAAAATCCTCTGGCTCGTCCTCAGTCCTGTCAACATCGACCATTTCATATTCATCCATGTCGTCAATGTCCTCTCCTAGATCTTTGATCATCTCCAGGATCTGGTTTCCATCCTCATCAGATAAAAAAGGAACATCAGAGCAGCATGTCTTTTGAGACGACAGAGAGAGCTCCTCTGACTCCTCCTGCTCCTGAGTGATCACATTGTCTGCCTCTCTAAATTCTAAAGGCTCCAGGGTCTTGAAATACATGTCTAGGGACAATCCATTGACAGCCATGATCTCATCAAGACAATCGATGATCTGCTCTTGATAGGGCCTGATGGTGACGTTTGTGAATAGCCTTGAGGAGTTGATAATCTCATCGGCATTTGATCCGAGTCCAGAATTTCCATCTCTCAATCCAATAAGCAAAGGAGAGGTGACTCTGTGTCCGATCATTATTTTCCTGGAGCACTCCTCACTGAGATATTCATATGTTTGAGCAGCATCCTGGATCGGTAAATCAATCACCTCTGGAGCTGTGTCTTTGCTTTCTGAAAATGAAACAATGATTTTGTCTCCATGCTGTGATGTTAGCTTTCTGACAACATCATTTTTGATCTCAACCATTTTATCCCTGGAGGGTGTTCCATTTGGAAAATTTATGA